GGTATCCGGTTGCGGGTCTGGTAGGTCAAATACCTCTCCGAACCGGGTCTGATTCACTGGGACGGATACTCCGTCTACAGTGACGGCGTCCACCTGGACCCGGTCAACCGTGCACCTGGCCACAATCCCGGACCGCGGGATTGTGATCACTGGCCCATCGGGGCCTTTCGGCATTAGATTTAGGTCGTGCGGCGTTAGATTCACAATATTCATGATTATTCCTCCTTTCTTATTTGCACTGTTCTTCTAAATCATCCTCAAGCGGATATTTTTCTTCGTACAGCTTCTTGAGCTCGGCAAATTTCTTTGTGTCAAGTAATTCAAGCCTCTGCGCCTTGAGGATTTCCTGCAGGGCCTCGTCTGCATCTACTATATAAGCATAATCTCTTTCGCCTTGCCAGTCGGTACCTTTGATTATAACGTACCTGCCGTCCTTTAATTTGGTTATACCTTTGTGGCGTCCGGTACCTCCGTTCTGCCAGTTCCTGCCGTCCCAATAATCTAAATTTTGGTTGTATCGTACCCTTGCCACAACTTCCTTCATTTCGTATCGGTCCATGTATACGTTTACTCTATACTGCTTCATGATACACACTCCTTTCCGGCGGTAGGTCGCCACCCTATTATTGAAATTTTATCGGGTGGGGTTGCCATGTCGGCAGCCCCCTTATCCGTTTATCAGTTCTGCGGCGGAGATTTTACCTTGCAGGTATTCGGTTACCCGCATCTTCTGTTCAGAACTGCCTATGTCCGCTACCATTACTTGTTTCCCATCTGTTGTAACCAGGTACCAAGCTCGGTAATCGTTTTTCCAGCTTCCGCCGCTGCGTTGTTCGATGATGTCGCCAGCCTTTGCTCTATACGTTCCGCTGACTGTGATTTCTTTTTTGCCCCACTGTCTGTTTAGGTCGTAAAAACTTCTTTGCATCTTTCCGTCTTCCCAATAAAGGCGAGCTACATAAGGCTTTCCTTTTCGAGGGTCACTAGTAGCTGAAAATTCGAACTCAAATTCATTGGATTCATAACGTTTTTTCTCAGTTAATATTCTGTTAGCTTCCGCTATGAGTTCTTCAAGTTCCTGGATTGTCATATTTTTTAAATTCATCATTTTTCTTACCTCCTGTTTTTTATTTTGTAACGTTTCCGTTCCTTCTGATTATAATATATCACGTTTACGCTACCTTGTCAACACTTTTTTTTTAAAATTTTTATCTTGTAAAACTATTGATTTTACTGCGTTATAGCGTTTTATGTGAAATTGATTTAAAAAATTTTTTTAATTTTTACACTCAATAAATTGACACCATAAACAACCAAGTAAAAATGAGCGTACTAAAATCGTACTAATATTTTCTGAAGCCTGGTTTTTTAATTGAAAATAGAAAAAATAATGGCAGGTAAACGTGCCTTTCTTATATTTCTTCCTAATATATTATTGTTCATTGCTTTCACCTCCCACACTAGTCATATGATAACAAAAAATTTCGATTTAGTAAGTAATTTTTCGAAAAATCGAAAATTATATATTGACATTTCGAAATTTACGACTTATACTAAAAGTAGTTCTTCGGATATTCCGAAATTAAGAAATGGGGGTGAAAGGTATGCATATCGGCGAAAAAATCCGCAAAGTCTTGGAAGAAAGAGGCATTTCACAAAAACAATTTGCTATCGAAACTGAGATAGCAGCTCCCAAACTCAATTTGATTCTAACCGGAAAGAGAAGGCTTAAAATTGAGGAACTGGAGATTATCTGCTATGTCCTTAACGTAGATTTTAACACTTTCCTGACACCGAGACCACCAAAGAAGAAGAAAAGTGCATAGGAGGTCAAAAATGAAAACTTTCATGAAGATACGCGAGGCTGCAAAGTTCTTCTCAATAGGTAAATGGACTTTATACATGGCTATCCATTCCGGGGAATTGAGGGCATACAAGCCCAACGGAAGAGACTTTTTGCTTAAGGTCTCTGAGATAGAAGAATGGATAAAGACTAAAGCCACATCATAAAAGGAGTGGTAAAGAAAAAAGCCGCGCTAAAAGAGCAACCCGAGAAGATTTATTGGAGGTGTGATAAATGCGGCAAGAAAAGCGCCTAAAGCGCTGGATGAAGGAGTTACTAGCAGCTAGAGGACTGAATGTTGACAACTGGAGGTATATAAGCTTTACGCCGCCTGATAAACTCGTGATTATACACAAACACAGCCTACAGCCAAGACTTGTAAAAATTAAGGAGGTGGAAGTAAGCTAATGCCGATTCAAATAGCAGTTTTATCAGTATTTCTTGCATTGTCCTCACTATTACTTGTCTACACTATAGCCGAATTAATAGAAGATATAAAAGGAGGAAAATAGTATGTATCAATTTAAAAAAACCATCACAATCGGGGAATGTCTACTATTACATCAATCAGGATTTGCAATACCGTGCAGAAACGGAAAGCCAATTGGTGTAATAGATGAATACGGAGACATATGCGTATGCTGTGGTAGCTATACGCCAGAAGGAAAGCAAATATGCTTAAGTTGTGAAACAAGCTAGAGATATTTGAGTGGAATAGTCTGGCAGATAGAACTTTACTAATGAAGAGTCAACAGAAAGGAGCGTAGAAATGAAGGAATATACACACCAGCAAAAAATTTAAAATTACTAAAAGAATTAAGAAAGGAGGGAAAGGTAAATGGTGTGGGGTTTAGAGGAGTACAACAAAGCGATACAAAACTACAGTCGGTTGCTGGAAGAACAACCAGCCAACGCTGACTTGCTAGAAAAATATCAAGTCTTGTGCATGGAGAAGGCAAGGCTAGAAAGAGAGGAAAAGTATGAGTAGGTTATTTTTTATAGCTTTTCCTGCAGGATTGACGTTTTTAATATTTTATATCCTGCACGAACTATCAAAAATCATAAAGGAATTGGAGGAATAGAGATGGCTAGTAATTTACAGGTGGTAATTCTTACTATATTATTTATTGGAACTATGGGAATGATGATATACACTGTGTCGGATATGTTAGATGAAATACGGAAGGAGGAAAAACATGATTAATTTAGGAGAACAATAATGAAAAAGAAAAAAGCTGACCAAAGTCAGCAATTATAAAATATCTCAATTTCATTGTATCATTGGCGCAGTGGAGCGTCAAGAAAGGGAGTGACAAAATGGCAACTTGTTGGGACTGCATATTTAAACAGACAGATGAATATGATGGAACTGTTTTTTGTGTAGAAAACGGTTTACGCATAATCAGCGACATTCAGGGTTGCGGCAATGCTAAACCGTGCGAAAAACTTATACTTAGGAGGAGAAAATCATGAAGAATGTTCAAAATAGTTTATCAATTATAGAAAATACTAACCTTCAACAAATACAAGGAACACTGACGAAAATTACACAGTTTCAGCAGCTCGTGCAAAGCCAATTGAAGCAAAACCATGATTATGGAATTATACCCGGAACACCAAAGCCAACACTTTTAAAACCCGGGGCCGAGAAAATATTAATGCTAATGGGACTCAGATCTGAATTTGAAATTGTTGACAGTACGAGAGACTTTGAGAAGGGATTCTTCCAGTATCAGGTGAGATGTAAATTGTATCGTGGTGATATTCTTATTACTGAAGGTTTGGGTGCCGCAAATACAAAGGAGCGTAAGTATCTGAAACAGGACCCATATACCATAGATAATACCGTGCTGAAGATAGCGAAAAAGCGTGCTCTTATAGATGCAGTATTACTTGTAGCATCACTTTCAGAAGTTTTCACGCAGGACATTGAGGATATGGACCTCGAAGGCAACCAACTTCCGCAAAATGAGCAACAGAGACATCAGCAGAGCTTAACACCAGACAGCGATGATACAATCAGCAAGGCGCAGGCTAAGAGAATGTATGCGCTGGCTAAGGGTGATGCGGAACTTTGTAAGCGTGTTATGCAAAAATACGGATATGAAAAATCAGAGCAAGTGAAAAAGGTTGACTACAACAAGATATGTGAAGAAATTGAGGCGGAAGTAGCTTCGGATGAAGTCAAGTAATTAGGTGTTTATAGTTGCGGGCGGCTGCGTTGTGAAAAACCAGCCCGCCACATCATTGTAAAAGGAGGATGAATGATGGCAAAGGCAATACTAGAGTTGTCAAAGATGCCTAATAGTTGTAGAGAATGTCCGTTTTATAAAATAACTGATATATGTGACGTTTTATCAGTTTGGAATAATTACATGCCTGTATTGGTACCGAGTGAAGGAAAACATCCTGATTGTCCACTTAAAGAGGTTGAGGAGGATGAATGATGAGTAAGATGAACGACGTATTCCAAGTAGATTACCTGCCTAATGTAAAGAAAATAATTATTAATCTTCCTGAAGAAGTTTGGAGGAACATTGACACTGTAATCATGACAAGACAATTTCAAGAAGAATTGGTTGTTGAGAAACAAAAAGAAAGCGAGGTTTTAACATGGGAGGAACCGGCAAGGTTATAATGCATATCAACTCACCTGACATACTGACACAAGAGAGTATTGATTTCTGGGAAAAAGAATATGGCGCAAAGCTATACTGTTCAAAATGTGGCAAAAGGCTTCAGCCGGGTGACAAGAAAGACCATCACTGGCCGTATTTCGATGATTACAACCGTTGCAGAAAGTGTTTAGAAGAAGAGAAAACTTGAACCCGCTGGCCCTGAGACCGATGATCATGGGTACCGGTTGGCGTGAGGTCCGGGGCGTTATGTATAGATGATGAGTTATTGCAAATTTTGCAACAGCCTGGTCCAGCGGCTTGCGCCAGCCGGGGCCGCTGGGGAGGCTGAAAATGTAAGAAACCATACAAGTAAAGCGAGGGTGAGGAAGGATGATAAAAATAGAGGCGTATCAGTGCGAATACTGTACTAAGCACAGAAAAGGAACAGGAAAGCCTATTAGAATATATAGAAGGAGTATAGACACTCA